GGTGTTGCCGACAGGATAGCATACTTATCGTGCAAAGTCACGTTGTGACCTACAGCATCCTGAATTACATAGATAACCGCAGTGAATGGATAAGGTTTATCTTCCGCTGATGTCCCAGGCCACTGTCCTATTGTAAAATCCCCTTTCGCGTGAACAACATACATACTGGCCTGCCCGTTAGGTGTCCATGTCCCACTGGACGCGTCAACCTCCTCTAAATCAAAATCTACCTTTCCTGCGTGGAAAGTAGGGGCAGTAATGGTTTTACCCGCCTCAATTTCTTGAGAGGTGGTTATCTTGCCACTGGAGTTAATGCCATTACAGACAAAGTTGACATTAGAGAAGTCAGGCAACCACCCAGTCACCGTGCCGGATATTTCAAGGTTGTGAACAGAGGTGGTGCCAGTCCCTGCTGCGTTTAAACTGACATCTCCATTTACCTGCAAGTTGCGGGTAACGTTGCAGTTTTCAGAGTTTGCAGTTGTTGCAGTTAAAGTGGTTGTTGTCAGCTCGGTAATTACACCTTTGTTGGCTGTAAGCCCTTCTCCTTCAAAAGTTGCACGCTCATTGACTCTTAAGGTATTCAGAGCTACGTTTTGGATAGAGGCCGTACCTCGAATAACTACAGACCCGCCAACCTCCAAATCGCCATTTATCAATGCATCACCAGTGCTTTCAATATAGCTAGGGTAGATCATGGTGCCATCGACAGAGTATGTTATCCCTGTAACGGTACCTGTCACCTCAAGGTTCTTAACCCTGGTGGTCCCATCTACCTGCAATGTCGGTTCGGTTGCTGCCTTCATGGCATTACCACGAATGTACACGTAGTCAAAAAAGTTATTACCCAGACCATCAAAATGCACATCGTTATTATTAGCCACTGGTTTCCCAGAAGTTATAGTGTCAGCTATAACCCTGTGGGTGGACACTTCATGAGGTTGCAGCTCTGTACTTCTCCAGTCTGCATGCTTAGGATCGCTCCACGCAAAAGTAAGTGTAGAAGTATTTGCCGTGAGGATTAGATTCCTAAAGCGTGCAGTAGAATCTGCCCCATTAACAGGTCCATGTAAGGTAAGGGTGCCACCAACTATAGTGTTAGCGAGTTCTGTAAGACCTTTTACCACCAAAGACCCTACAGTAACTTTCATCCCCTCCATGGCTTTAAATATGCTATCAACATAGTCAACAACAAACTCTGTGTTTGCTATGGACTCTGACTTATCGTCCATTGGAGGTGTAGGTACTCGTGGGTCACCTTCGAACCTCGGGCTGTTAAGTTTTGCGTAGTATTTTGCCATTACTGCAGAGTCGGTATATAATCTCCAGTTTGGAGATTGTGAAGGATCTGCTGGCATTCTAACCGGGTTAGATTTTGATGCTGCGGGAGCGTACCACCACTGAGGGCCTGTGTCCCCTTTAAACTCGTACAGCTGGTTAAAAACTGTTGTGGATGCACCATACGCCCAAGGGATCGGTGGCGTTTTAAAATAAAGGTTGTCAAGCATGGCTTTTCGTACCGTAGGGATGGTGGTCCCATCCTCTACGACAACTTCATCCACAGCGTTACCGTTGACAACCAAGTGCAAACGTTCAGAATCAACAATTACTTGATCTACCGCCTGCTCAAAGCTTGTCATGTCTTGCGCCATGATTTCTCCTTAAGCTTTTTGCTCTTCGTTTTTAACGTGGTCAGGGTGCTGGCAACCCCACCGGAGCGAGATGAATTTGCTAATAAGCTGGGGGCAAGCTACTGAAGGCGCGTATATCCACGCATACCATTCAGGAAGCGTATCATTATACCCCATATGAATAAACACCCCAGTCATCACCGCCATGCCTATGTTCGACCATAGCTTAGTTTGGGACACTTTCGTAGGGTCATCAGATGCCGCAACCAGTCCCCATAAAAACTGAGTTAGTTTCATTTACCCTCTTTTTAAGCATAAGATATAGCGATCCATTGACCATTTACAAGTTTTTGGATAGCACCTGTCCAGTAATCACCTTGATAAGGGTGTTTATAAGCGTAGTTACCAGAGCACATCACATGTCCAGGGTAGACTCTTGACTCTCTGTAGGTGGTTTTGAAACGGTTTGCTATCCTTACATCATCAACCCCTCTGCTGGGCATAGGGATAGTAAGGTTACCACTACTGTCTGCGCCGTTACCATTTACCCTGCGGACCACGTTTCTTCCACCAACTGTTGCATATTGACCCCTGACTGTTTCATCGTTACAATCAACTCTTCCACCTATTTGAGCGCTTCCGCAGGATTGTTGTCCGTTAACAGTGGCTCTTGGTATCGTGACCGCATTGGCATTTGCAGAGGAACTTTTTGCATCGTTGCATTCAAGATTTCCTTGGATGGCCAGTCTTGCACGGTTGGCAGTTATAGCATTGAGCTTCATAGCCGAAAACACAGGCTGCCCACCAGAAGGTTGAAATCTCCAACGGAACCCGTCTATTTGGTGAGAAGGATCATCAAGGTCTGTGCCGTCAGCACCACCGATGTTGTCCATAATCCAGAAATCCATCGTCGTCTTGTCTGGAGTTATGGTGGTATATATTGCCGCATTGTCTGTTGACGCAGATGCAAACTCGATTCTTTGAAGGCCTAAAGTTTGAGTCTGAGTCATTATGTCTCCAGACTTGTCAACATACAGATCGTCCATTTCTTCAGGCGAGTATACATTGAGAACTTGACGTGCAGCAGCTTTGTCTGGAACGTCTGCTAGATTATTAGTGACCCTTAAGAATCTATTATCCCATCCTGGGACAACATCTTCTGTTAAATGCTTTAACCACGCAGAAAGCATGTGAAGTTCAAAGTTAACAACTTCACATGCCACTCTTTGTGTCATATCCCAACCTTTCAATCTCTCTTCTTTTTTTGGTTGAGACTTATTCAACTCTCCCGTATTTTCAAGCACAACATCCTGATTGGCCCAAATATCAAGAGGGATAACTGGTTTAGTCATCACGTTCTCCTGAGAAAATTCCTTAGGACTATTTTAACACTTTAGGGAACAAAATGCAAGAACGGAGTCCTTTCCGTTCTGACCTTTGTTTACCTTTTACTATGCTCTACGAGCATGTGCAAAATCTTTTGTACATCGGCTCTGATGCCGGAGACATCTGTCCTGACATCCTGCTTAAGGTCGTTAATATCGGCCTCTAGCTTGCTTAACCGGGTCTCTATAACGGAATCAAGTTTATCTTTTGTAACCATACTGTTTTTCACTAAGATGAGGTCTTTCTCCAGCTCATCCAACCTCTTGGAAATGCCTTTCCATTTGGTGTGCCACTGGTTGAAAGCCCATACACAGATCGGGACAACGGTACCCATGCAGATACCGTACAATGCCGCCAAATCCAACTCCACAACACCTCCTCTTAGAGGGTAGGTCGCTCCGGGAAGAAAATGTCAGGGGCTTTAGATGTATCTATTTCAAGAAGTTTTACCCTGTACATTTTCAAATCTCTGATGTTACGTTTCTGGTCATCAGTAAGATCATATTCAAGGTCAATCATGTCTTGATAGGCACCAATTCTAGCAGTAGCCCAAGCAAGTTCTGTCTCTATGACACCCTCTGCCTGTTGAACAAAGAATTCATTGTCTGTGACAAATTCATCACCAACTAAACGCAAAGCGTCGTGGTGAAGCATAATGTTTTCTGGTACCTCTTCTTTTTTGGCGATAACCACACGAAGACCTGGAGCAGGCCATAAGGCATCAGGTTCTTCTGTAGATGTCTTAAGAATTCCCTTCTCGTCAACAAGTAGGAAGATACACCCTGGATTTTCTTGTCGTAATGTTCGTGACTGCACATACCAATCACCATCATCATTACGTAAAAAATACCCAGTGTATGCGGTGTAATCCTCGACCTCTTGAGGGGTCAGCTCCTTGGTTTCCTTGTTGGAGTGGTATTCGCCAGATCCCGGTTGGTAAAGTTTAAACTCTTGAAGTATTTTCATGCTAGTCCTCCGATCTATGCATAATTAACAGTGATCCATTGACCATTTACAAGTTTTTGTAAGGGTCCTGCCCAGTAGGTTGAACCACGCATCTCTTTTTTGTCACCGAAATGCCAGCCTGTGACAACGTAGCCGTTGCGGATTGGAGATTCAGAAACGCCGTCCACAAGTCTTGCACCGATTCTGATGTCTTGCACACCTGTCTGCGGGATAGTGATCGTTACATCACCGTTACCGTTAGCCGTCACTCCATTCACGGAGCGCACCACATTTCTGTTACCGACAACACAGTGCTGGCTTCTTACAACCATACTGTCACAACTTGCACCACCATTAACATATACTGACCCAGCCGTCAACTGACTAGCCACATTACAGTTGGTGAATGTTGCTGTATTGCTGATAGTAAGGTTATTGCACCTCATGTTATCGACAACTTCAACATTGCCTACCACTTTCAACAGCGCACGATTAGCCGTGATCGCGTTAAGGTACATCAAAGTGAACTCTGGAGTAATATCCGGCTGAGTTGGCTGGAATCTCCAACGAAACGCATCCACTGTAGATGTACCACCATCATCAAACGACCCGGTATTATCACTTAACCCAAAGTCGAGAGTTGTCTTATCTGGGCCAATAGTTGTCTCTATCCAAGCCTTATCTGTCTCGGCAGCTTTAAAGTTGATACGTTGCAACCCCAAGGGGCCTGTCATTGTATCACCTGTAACTTTTACATACCTGGCGTCTGCCTCTTCCTTAGTGATAATCCCAAGGTTTCTACGGGCAACAGGGATGTTCAAAAGATCGCTCAA